ATGGAGGTGAGGGGCGTAAATAAAGATAATAGATAAAAATAGTTAAAGCTAGTTTCTTTATATATCAATAATTTTCGATAATTTTTATGTTTGCTAAATTTATTAAATATAAAGTTGGCGAACATTTTGGCGAACATTAATTAATCTGAATATTATTAATATTACTTAGCTCTACCCCATTATCGCCAATAATAATTTTATCGCCCTCATATCCCTTTACCAGACCAACAATATCAGGCTGTATCTTCTTATCTAGCGTTTTTTCTTTAAGCTGAACTGAAACTAATTTATTATTTGCAAAAGCCTGCAATAATATCTGACTTATCTCCACCTGAGACATTGTATCTTTTTCGGAATATTCTTTGGCATTGTTTTCTTTGTCACGATTAAGGGCAGCTATGTGGTCACTAAGCATGAATCCTTGCCATTTTTTCATGCCTCTATCTTGATAATTCTTAAAAAAGTTGTTTACTGTATCGTTAAAATTGTTCTTCATAATATCCACCAAACATTTGTTTGCAATTATTATAAAATGCTGGTGCTGAGAGTGCAATTCTGAAGGCTTTAAATATTTTTAGACAAACAAATAACCGCCCTAGCGGTTAACTAGAGCGGTTCTAAATAGTTTTATTTTCTTTTTTAAAAATCTCGAGAAGATCTTTAGACTTGATCTTCTTTCTTAAAAAATTGGGATATGCTTTTGCAACCTCTTTGTCAAAGCTTTCAATATCCATGTACACTGGATTTCCTATTTCATCAGGGTCATTAACTGGGAAATAATCAAAATAAATTTCCTGACCGTTTTCCATTAACTTCCAGTATGCCCAAACTTCAGTATTGCCAAACTCGGCAATATCTTTTTCTAATTCATTAATTAAACTTGTTGAGTCAAATGAGTAGTACATTGATATTACCTGATAGCGTCTGTGTATTCGTCAATTAGTGTTGATAAATTACTATCTTTTAAGTTTAGATCACGAGTCCAGAATTCGCTCATGTCAAATTCTTCTGGTAAACCATCACCTTCAGTATTCATCTTGAACGTAACATCAACACGCTGACCTGAAGGATAGTCTTTAGAATCATCATCGAAAATAGTAATTACATCTCTCTGATCGGCATCATTTAAACCGTAATCAGCAACATATTGATTAATTTGATCTGCGTATTTCTTACTAATTATTCTTAAATCTGAATTTTTCATTTTCAAAATTCCTTTCTTTATTCATTTACCTTACATATATTATAATATACGTTTAAACGTAGATCGTCAAGTATTTTCTTGTTTTTCTTCAATTAATTTTTTTAATTTTTCTAAATCTTCTTTTGTTGCCAATTTTGTCACAAATCTTTTAGCTTGCGATCTAGCAACGATGTATTTTTTACGCTCTTTATGAGCCTCATCCCATTTTCTGCTAGCTTTTAATTGAGCATCGCTAACTTTAGTCATTAAGTCATCTCCTAATCCTTTGCAACTAAAACTAAATTATCTTCACTAATGATTTTTTGTTGTTCTTTAGCAATGTCTAATGCGTCATTCCAAGTTAACATGTCTCCTTGGCTTACCATGTCTTCAAATGGCTCTCTTGCATCAGCAACTTTGAAGTAAATTTTATCTAAAAGAATATAGGTGCCATAATAGCCTTCAAAGTATTGCCAGTTTTTTAAAAACATGCAATGGTCACGATCTAATTTAAGTACGTAATTAGTCCAGCCTTTATTACCCATGTAGCTAAAAACATTATCAGGACTAATTCTGATCAATACCTTGCTCTCATCATCGTTAACCTGCTGCTTAAAATCCCAATATTTGTGAGATTGATCTTGATACTTGAAACCTTTGAATCTGTAATCGTTAAAGCTTGTAGTTGACATTTTGAAATTCCTTTCTTTATTCATTTACCTTACATATATTATAATATACGTTTAAACGTATATTGTCAACTACTTTTTGCAATTTTTTCTAAAAAAAGTTAAAATTATTTTTGAAGTTTCGATCTAACTTCATTTACCTTATGCTCCCTAGTGGGAGCTTTTTTATTGCAAAAAATAAGCCATCTGAAACTAAATCCAATTGCCTTTTTAATCATAATTATAAAAATCATACTTGTATTTTTCTTTTTCTAGTTCCTCTCGTTTTTCTTTTTCTTGCTTATGAAATTCATCTAGTTTTTCTCTAACATAAGTATACATTTCAATAAATGGATTGATGGTATTTATAAAAATATTAAGAGCCTGATAGATTATGCTAAAAACATTATCTCCCTTCTTAAATAACATAATAAATATTGTGCCTGAACAAAATACTAGTACTGAAGTTATTACTGACCAAATTACCTTAGTAAAAAAGAGGAACACACCTTGATTAATCTCAGTAAGTATTTTTTTACAAACACATAAGTAAAAAACCCAAAGGTAAATTGAATGGATAAAAACCCACAGAACTAATATCAGCATAGACGGAACTAATAACGAAAAATTTTGTTTAACTTTCACAATTGAGTTAATCATACTAATTACAATACGGATAATGAATGGAAACTGTATAAAAGCAAATAAGCAAAGTAAGCAACAAGTAATTTTGTTAAAGTTGCTTGTTATAGAAAATAAAAATATGTAAAAAATCACATAAAAAGATAGTAAAAATATAAAATAAGATATATAAAATAACAAATTGCTTTTTATAATAAATCTAGAAATTAGTACTACTATCACAGATATAAATCCCGTAATTAATGCGGCCCAAAGCCTTGCTATTTTCTTTGATTTTTTATTCTTTCCCTTGTATAAATTCATATATACTCTCCTTTTTCTTTTATGCAAATTATAGCATCAAAATAAGCCACTCCAGAGCATTTCTCTAGAGTGGCTTAATTAATACTATTTAAATTTTCCCATAGCTTTACCGTACTTATCTTTGCCAACAATATAGCCATAGCCCTTAGTTCGTGGCTGCCTTAGCCATAAGCGTTTAGGGCCTTGCAACACTGCATCATACTTAATTGCACTGCCTTTAGGCAACATAGCAATCGCTGGGGCGCTAATGTGTGGCGATGTGTGCAATTTGAGAGATTTGCCTAAAATAAAGGTACCAGGCTTTTTAATCCAGTTAGATTTTTTACCCGTACTTTTAGCTGGTTTCCTTGATAACACTACTTTACCGCCAACTCCATTAGCAATATCATGGGCGAACTGTTCCTTGCTAATACCGATACTAGATAAGTAGCCGTAAGGATCGCTATGGTCTGTGTTGCCTAAATTATGAGTTACCCAGTTGTGTGTTTTTACCCCACGTTTAGCGCTCGTATCTAGTGTTAAAGGAATGCCATACTTTTTAGCGTACTCACGAATTAGCCCAATATAGTTACGGTAGGCTTTCTTTGCACGTATCTTATTGCTAAATTCGCACAGCTCAATTTGCATAGGTGACAGTTGATTACCATAGTAGCCACATCCCCAAGCGACATAGCCCAGACCACCTACTAGGTAGCATTCTTTGTCATCGACAACCAAATGGACATAGGTCTGTGCCGTATTAATGCCTGCCTTCATGTTGTGCGCAATTGCCCAGGCTTCACCATTTGGCGTTGCGGTGGAGTGAGCCACAATAATATCTCTTTTAGCCAAAGCAGATGAGCCTTCATTAACCGACAATGCATACTTTTTATTTAGTTTCATTTTTTGTTGCTCCTTCCTGGTATGCTTTCTCAATCATCCCTTCAGCTGTTTCTTTGGTTAATTTAGCTTTAGATGCCTTAGCTTGTTCTAGCAATGCGTCAGTAGCTGCCTGCTTCTTCTCTGCTCCAGAAACATCGGTATGTGTTGCCTGTTGAGTAACGATATATTGCGCTACGTCATACAGCCATTTCATTTTTTCGGCAAATGCTGGATTGTGTTGTTTAGCGTATGGATAAGCAGCCACAATGCCGACTGCTAATAGGACAACGTATGGCAATAATGTGTTTAAAAAGTTAATAATTTGCGTCATTTTTATTCCTTTCGACAAAAAAAGAACACTATTCAGTGTTCTCCAACTTCTTTTTCAATTTTTCGTATTTTTTTTCGATTTCTATCCGTTTTTCACGCTCATTTTCATAGTCTTCAGCTAAGTTATCCCTCTCTTTCTCAAGCGTCTTAAACTTATCCGCATAGTCCTCATGATGCGACTTATGCAAGACAGCGAAAAAAGTGGCAAATGCACCTATCAAGGCTGTTAAGACTTGAATTGTACTGATTAACTCATGCACTTAACCACCTACCTAACTTTTATATGCTGCCCTAATGATTAAGATAAAAATAATCACGTCTCCAATTACTGTATGTGCCATTCTCATTTGTCCAGCTAAAAAGGCATGCCATAGTTGTGTGCATCCTAGCATGCACACGACTGAACCACATAAAATTAAAAATATGTGTTGCCATGCCTTACTTTTATTACCAGTAATAGCCAACAAAATTAATGCCAAGCCTAAAACTGAGATAGTAATATCTAATCTCTGGTCGTTCATGGTTTCAGTTAATTCTGGTGGCCAAAAGAAATAATCACGATCAAGCCAAAGAGAAGCGCCAATTGCAATTATTGACGCTCCCGCTAAAGTTTGCTCAAAGTTCTCATTGATGTTACTTAGCAGACGGTGCCACATAGTCATCACCTGTTATTCTTTTGTAAGCATCTGCATCAATAGTTTTACCAACATAACCTTCAATCGTTTCTTTGGTATAAACATTGACACTGAAAAGGTATTTGTAAAGCGACTCAAATGCATTCATTATATTCATTATTTATCGCCTCCATCAGATTTAGCAGCACTGTCAGCTTTGTCATCTTTGCTTGGCTGTGATGCCTGTTGTTCAATAGCACCTTGTGACACCAAGCCTACAAGTGTTCCGAGCTGTTGGTTTAGAGCCTCATCACTTACTTTACCGTTAGCTACGTCATCTTTTAATTGATTTACTTGTTTAGCAATTTCTGCTAATTGTTGACCTTGAACAGCTCCATCAGTTTCATACCATCGATAATTATTCCAGTCATATTTAGGTGACTTTAATTTAGGATCAGGTGCTTCTTTAACAAAAGGGTATGCAATTTCTGCATCCGCAGGTGCAAACCATGGTTCACATGGCACCGTATTGGTTGATTTATAAACCTGAATAAAGCCTTTAGTTTCCTTATTTTCTGCCATTTTTAATCTCCTAACTAATCTATAAATTTAACATCAGCTGGATCAACCCACGCTACTCCAATGCAAATATATTTTCCCAAAGTTGTCAGGATAGTCCATGTTGAGCCACTTGACACGTATTTACCAGGGTAGGGGTCAGTAAGATGTAATTCATTATTTTTATCTATAGCTAAATATGTTCCATCGTAATAGTTTTTTAAAAGCATAACTTTTCTGCCAGCCAAATCATCTCGTGTAAATCTGTGACCGCCAATTATCAAGTTATTCACTTCTTTGCCATTTAACAACATGAAGGAGTCACCTCCTCCACGTTATATATTATTAGTAAACAGGAGGGACTATTTACCCCCCCCACTTCACTTTTGATGGTAATATCCGACAGCCTTATATAACATGGCGTTGAGCTATAAATTACTTTATTACTCTCATCTGAAAAAGTGATGCCAATCTGAATCCAATACTCTCCATCTTCGAGTTTATCAGTTTTTATTAAGTACAAGCACTGCTTAATCGGTACTATTTCATCCTTAACAGCTGATCCTATTGAAAACTGCCCTGCCGAAGTGGTGTTAACATTTCCAACATAATAAACTTTTTGACCTTTTTTTGTTTGAATTTTAGTCCCAATGAGTGTACTTTTTACAGCTGAAAACCGTTGTCCAGCAACAATCAAATTGTTAACTTCTTTGCCATTCATTAGCATTTGTCAACCTCCTCTTATGGTGTTGCCACGAAAACATTAGGATGGGCTTTAGAGTAAGCAATGCCACTATCAAGGTCATCGCAGTGATGCACGATTTCCTTGTTTTCTTGAATTTCAATTCTAGAAATCAGATCATTATGCCTCTTGTCGGATTCTGCTTTGGAGTAAGAATCTACAATAACATTACCGTTTTGGTCAGGAGCTGTATTGTTAACCTTCGTGACAACCTTAATATTGGCTACGCCATTATCATCAGGATTAATCGCTGTGCCACCATTAAGGCTGATCTGCTTCATCTTCCCGAAGATGTCTTTCATGTTAACAAAGCTGACTGTATAGTAAGCATCACTGCCATACTTATACCCTGCTCTGTACCAACACTCAAAGTTAAATTTTGTCGCCTGAAACATAAACTGTTGGTAGTAATTTAACGAGTACCCTGGGTTCTCACCTTCCAGAACGAATATATATGTCTTACCATCACTCCGATAGTCATCTGGTATGTCATTTTTAGCGAAATTAAAGCCATTTTTAGAATAATAAATCCCTGATTCTGTAAGTGAGTCAGGGTTAGTTTTATTATCTTTTAAAATTGGATTTGAAATTGTGTGAATGTTGCCTAAATCTTTGTCAGATGCAATTTTGAGAAAGTCTTCCTTGCTTGTACTATCAGCTTTGGTACGCACATAAGTTAAACTGCCTTGACCGTAATCGCTAATGTAGACAATCTGCTCATAAGTCTTGGCACCGTTCCATTTAGGAACATCGAATATCCAACCATATAAATTGCCTTGCGTTGCATCAAAGCCTGTCATCTTTCCATCAGACTGTAATTGACAGCCTAGAAATTTGCTTATCCCAACCGTTGAGAACGTATCAAGGTTAATTTTCGTATTATATATGTTATTGCCACTATCGCTGTTAAGGGCTGTTAATTTTTTAATATCAGTGTCAATTGTTTGATGAAGTGAGTTAATGTCTATATCAATTTTGTTGAATAGATTGGTAATATCCTGCTTCTGCGGTAATGCCTGAACTGCCTTAGCTAGTTGCTCTTGCGTAACCACACCATTGTCAGTAACATCAACAGTAACATTATCTGTCTGTCCCACTACAACGAACATAGTTAAGTTGAACTTGAATAATACTTTATCCTTAAAGTCAGGCATTGTTTCAGGTTCAACGGCTGTAGTTAAAGCATAAAGAAACTCTTTGTCGCTACCATCTTCTTTTGCAAATAAACCAACGGTATTGATATTGTAGCTGTTTGATAAATCTTTATTATTAAAAATAAGCTCTGCGCCAATGACAATGCTCTTGTCTTGTGCAGAATCCGCTACATTATTAATCTCACCATACTGCATCAAACTTGGTAGTGTGGTTAATTGTTGTAATTCACTGATACTTTTATCCGCCAATTTTTCAGTTGATGTGGCAGCCCTAGTAATCGTGAACTTGGTTTTACCAGAACTGGCTTTAGCAGCTAAATCAAGACCTGCATTGGTTAAAATCGTTTTATTGTATTTCGACAAATCTTTGCTCCTCCTTTCTAATTAATAAACTGAGAAACGTTGGCTTGCACTGCAGTTGTTGCTTTCAGCCAAGTCCCCAGACCAACTTTAAAGTCGTTGCTAATTTCAGCTCTGTTTAGCGCCACTCTAATCTCATAGATCATGTTGGCTGGCAGATAAATGTTAAGCAAATACTTGATATTCTCAATCTGACTGCTGTTAATTTCGGCACTTTTAGCTTCAACGATTGCATCCCTTTCAATAACTGTGATTGTCGCAAGTATTTTAAGTGTCGCAAATAAGTCACGCAAGTACTCAATAGTGATTGGTCTTGGAGGCAAAAGTCGCATCAGTACTTTGTTTTGTCGTTCCTCTAAATCATCATTTGGAGCAGGTTTAATTCCTACTTGGTCTTCAAAAACAGAAATTCCTTTCACATCTGTTTGCGTAACAAACTGATTTAAAAGCAGTCGAAACTGCTCACTTTCAGCTTTATCAAGCACTTCTCCTTGTGCATGCATGATTGCCTGCATTTCGTAAACGTCATTGTAATAGTCAGGAAGATAGTCCATTAAATTATTAGCCATCTAACTTTACCTCCCCTAGAACTGGCAGTTGTGACGTTTGATTATCAAACACAAGCGTAATGTCTTGATCAGAGCCATTTAACATTGGAACTGATGTATTGATTACCCCATCAACCATCATTATTTGTGACAGTATTTTTGAGCGGTAAATAGTCTGCGAGTAGCCTCGCCCAGTCTTTGCATCAATATTGTTCCAACTTTGCCGTAGCAACTTAAAATATTCTTCGATAGAAGTCTTAATCTTAGCTTTAACTATGTCTACTCCATGAGTGCCATCAATATTTACCGTGGCTGCTATGTTCACCGTCAATGGTGTTGGTGCAACTACAGTTACTTGATGGTCGATTGGCGCCAGACCATAGCCCTGGCTTTCATTATCAACAGGATCAATGATGTTCTTAACCTTTTTAACTAAGTCGGCACTAGCAGGCATTAGATTATTGTCAACAATAACTAGCTTGACTGTGCCCGCACCATTCCAGACAGGATAAACTTGTCCAGCTCCAACTTCACTAATTTTGCTGAGCATTGCCAAGTAATCAGTAATGTTGCCACCGTAAGCAATCCAGTCATCTGCCCTTAACAGACGGTCACGCAGGTGGTCATCAGTTTCTGCATCTCGAGCAGGAGCCACTATCTCGGTTATTTCTGCCCATGAAAGACTATCGTTGCTCGTTACTGGCAGTATTTGCCCGATGTAAGAGTTGGCTGTTGTCCCTGGGTCATCGGCAGTTAATTCACCGGTCAAATCATCATTAATTTTTTGCACCGTATAAAAAATAGGCGTTTCACCAATGCTGGCAAATTGGTCGCCTATCTGTACGTTATTAATTGAGTTGCCGTCAGAATCTAAGAATTTAGCCTTAACTTCCGTTTGGGTTGCTGCATATCTGGCTGTGCCGTGTTCAGCTGCTCGGTAGTCAAGAAATTGTCCTTGAGCTGTCTTTACATAAGTCTGTTTAATGATGTTTGCACTTGCCAAAGAATGTTGAGCTAAAACCATAGCTGTAGGTGCTAATGCGTCATAAATTACTGAACCTTCTCGCTGATCAATATCATCGGGAACATAATCCAGCATTAAATCAAGCCAGTAGCCATAATCTTCCGCCATGTAGCTCTCAGCTAAATCATCTGGTGTCATCCACGCTCACCTCACTATCTATATTAATATTGCCGTACACCGTAACGCAGGTGCCTTTAATTTCTAGGGTATCTCGGCTTACTTCATTAACTGTGTCAATATTGACTTCAACCACTCGATCATCAGCTAATAATGCCTCTTTAATCATCCTTTCAGCCTCTACCTTGGCATAGCCCATGTCTTTGCCAATTAAATCGTTAAGGTCATTGCCGTATTGGTCCGAGTAGATGGGATAGACTAGACGTTCCGTTTGCAGTATCTTGTCGACTGCCTGAATCATGGCTTGCTTTTCATCAACTTTGCCACGAATGCGTCCATTTTCAATCTTAAAAGTTAAGGTAGGTTCATCGTCCAAAGACTCATCATCGTCACCATCAGTGTCAATATCGGTATCTTCCAATTCGGCGCTCTCATCATCAATGTTGTCATCGTCAGTAACAATAATATTATCATCGTCCATGCTATCCCTCCTCTCGTTCAAACAGGTAAAACTGTTGTCCGCCATCCATGCGGATCATGGTCACTTTATCGTTTTTCTTTAAGCTATTGTCAAATTCCATATCTTTAAAGTTGATTTTTTCGGTTTTAATCACATCACTGCCATTAATAGTTGCTTTGCCAGGTAATTTGAATTTGCCTATGTGTTTGCCTAACACAATGAAGTTATCGTCAATTACCATATTGTTGGATAGCTGCACCTTCAACGGCTCCGTGCTAGTAACTACACCATAGACAACATCAGCATAGTCACTGTCTTTACCACCGCGACTATTTAGCATCTTAATTAACCGTTCTCCAGCCATGAAGCACCTACTTTCATTGTCAAATGGCACATGTAATCAGTACCAAATTCATGTTCAGCTTTCAAAATTGGGCAATTTTTCAACGTTTTATTAATGTCGTTAATCTTGATTGTCACAGCATTACCTGCAACAAGGTCAACATTGCCAATACAATCAACTGTCAATTCCTTATTAGCACGATTACGCTTGCGCAGCTCATCCTTAGCCTGTTTAACCATCTGAGCGTGATTAGCCTTGTTCTTCTTATTGACCGTGATTTGCAATTTGCCCCACTGCTCTGTTGAATCGCCTTTTGCACTAACAGACTTAAAGCTAGTGCGTTTAGCTTCATCCTTTTTACTGGTCTTAGCTTTGGCACTAGTGGTTTTTTGATTCTTACCATTAGCCTTTTTTTGCTTGGCAGTGGCTGATTTAGACTGGGATTTTTTAACATCCTTTTGGATGACCTTAACCACATTAGCTGTGTCGTTAATATCCACGGCATAAGAAAAGCCCGTCATTGCGGACTTACTACCAATTATGATTTTTAATTTTTTATAGGGCGCCCTTCGTAGCTCAACAACATCGTAATTGCAATACACATAATACATGTGCTTAGTGGCGCTCAAAGTTTTGGTAATGGCACTCTTAAGCATGTCGAAGTACGTCTTACCATCACAAACTTCGGCTGCCACCTTGTGAGTTGGCTTGTCAACTACTTTGTGCTTAATCCCTGCACGTTTGCAAACATTGTTAAAACGATCAGCAATAGTGCCAGATTTCCAAACGATTGAATCCTGGTTTTTTAAGTAGCGTTCTTTGTCATAGCAAGTAACACTAACTGTGTCATCTTCTTTGACTTTGTAATTGAATACGTAGCCGTAAAAAATTTTATGATGGCTCCATCTGAACTTGATGACATCGCCCGTATAAGGGATTATTGGGTGTGCTTTTTGAATTAAGTCAAACGTCAATTCGCCAGCACTAAAATTAAGATCAGTTGACCATTTAACATTCGCAACAACATTCCGCAAATCGTATGTGGTTCCCTTGCCGTTCTTTTTAGACTTGCGGTACAGATTGCTTCTACGCACCAACTTAAATGTCGTTATCATGCTTTCTTCACATCGCTTTTCTTAACCCAACCCCGAGCAATGCCATTAATACCCACGCATATTGGGTACTTATGCCCAGTAGCAATGTTAATTACCTGTCGTTTGGCATTTTTCTCATAAACACCAGCTCCATTGCCATTTGAATCCAAGTGTAAACGTCCATTAACGATTACTGTTGAATGAATTCCAAACTTTTTAGGAGGTGCAACTCGTTTTTTGCCTTTTTTAGATTTATGTTTTTTCTTCTTTTTTACTTTCTCAGCTTTAAAACTCCGATATTGCTTTAGTTCAAGTGTGTACTTGTACTCTTCGTCAAACCCATCCTCAAAGCCATAATTAAAACTAGCAATCGTCATACACATGCTTATTTTTGTGTTGGCAACAACCAGCCTGACTAGTCCTTTGGCTTTTTGGATTTTTTTAATCCACTTAATGTAATAGTCGGGCTTTTTAGGCGAATCATCTGCTAAATAGGTCGTTTTGTATTTTGGAAAAACGGAATCGATAGTAATTCCTACTAGCTTAATATTGCCCAGTCGATTTATTTCGCCTAAATTCACTACCGTTTCGCTTTGATCATCATTTTCATAATTGAGCTTTAGTTCTGCTGGATTGACTGGTAGTTGGATAGTCTTACTTGTTTTGTAGCTAGTCAAAAAGACACCAAAGCCGTCCATATAATTCACCTCTCTAACTTAATGATTTTTCATTCTGAGCAATTAGTCTATTTTCAATCGCTGCTAATATTGCGTCTGCGTCATAGTCCGCATTGCCTGTGCTGTTAATCTGGATAGCGCCACTTTCAATTGTGACAGTTGAACTCCGATTGTCATTATTTGCGCTGCTACTGCCGAATTTAGTTCCAATTAAATTCGAACCATTATCGTCATTGCTACTGATTGAAGTTTCTAATTGATCTTGTTCATTAATACCAATTCCTGCTGTAGCTCCATCCAATCCGTTTAGTGCATTGGCAACACTATTTACAGCAGTTGCGGCACGGTCAAAGCCATTAGCAAGCAAATCTCCTGCATTAGTTTGACCCATTACCAAAGGATTAAGCGTTGGTGTCATATCTGATGCAGCGGCGACTACACCTTCTGCCATGCTCGCTGAGGCATTTGCAGCTATATCCGCGTCATGATTTAAACCAATCGCAAGCCCCTGGTCTAACCATCGACCAAATTGATTAAACAATTTAGAAGGTGACCCCAAATGGAAGAAACTCTTAGCTGCACTAACAACTTTTCCTGCAACATTTGATACTGCATTAACTGCAGCACCAATCATAGATTTAATCCCATTAACTAAGCCTTGAATCAAGTCTCTACCAACACTTACTAATGAACCTGCAAAACTTCTTGCTGCATTAACTGCATTTGAAATACCATTTCTGACACTATTTACAACGTTACTCATTGCACTTGTGATAGCTGTAACCATCATAGTACCAGCCATGATAAACATAGTTACTAACTTCATCACTGCAACTCCGACAGCTGCTAAACCACTGGCAACAACCATCAATGCTGCACCTACTATTAATAGACCAGCTCCCAGAACAACGGCTGCTACACCTAATAATAGTGTTGCAATAGCGGCTATCATAAGTAATGGTGTAGCTAACATTAATGCCAAAGCAAACAACATCATTCCTACTGCCGCAACGATAGCAACAACAGCTAATATTGCTATACCAGCTCCCATTAAAACTAATCCTACTGCTGCAATAACTGAAAATACTGCGAGTAATGCAACACCAACTGCCAGCATAGTAATGCCAACTGCCGCTATAATTGCAAAAATACCTAATATTAGTAGTCCTGCGCCTAATAAAACAGCTCCAACTGCTGAAATCACTAGAGACACAGATAAAACTACAATAGCTAAGGCTAGGGCAACTATGCCGATTGCTCCAATGATTGCTGCTACACCGAAAACTGTAATTGCGACTGCCAATAAAAGAATATTTAAGGCTGCTTGAGCGCCATAGGTGGCAATGTTAGGCAATTGCATCCCTAACAGTGCCAAGCCTGCCGTAGCTATAAAAATGGCTACCCCAATCAATAGGAGTGCTGCTCCAAAGATAAGAAATCCTGCTGCTGAACTAATAAAAGCCGGTCCAAGTAATTTAACTACTACAGCTAAAGCGCCAATTGCAACTAACATTCCAAAGAACACGGCAATCGACGTACCTCCGCCACTTGCTAAAGAATTTGCCGCCTGAGCAAGTATCCAGAAACCACTAGCAACTAATACGACAGCAACACCGACTTCCATCAATGCAGCACCTAGTTTTAAAAAGGCTCCAGCACTTTGCATAATTCCTCCCGATTCAGGAACACTATTTGTTGGCAATTTAGGAGATTTTACTTTTTTAAATGCTCCAAATACTTTTGCTATACCTGAAATTCCTTTACCAAGAGTATTTATTACTTTGAAAGCCGCAAAAGCTATTGCAAGGTTTTTAATAGCACCTGCAATATTATTTAGTGTACCAGGCTTAAGTTTGCTAAGTTTATTTAGACCATATACAACAGTTGTAAATATTAATCCCCTAGTTCCGGTTTTCAGAATAAAGAATGCAGTACCTAAAGCCTGCAAACTGCTTGGATCTAATTTACCAATTACTTTTGCGATTGCGCTGATTGCCTTGGCTATTCCCGAAATACTTCTACCAGAAATTGAGCCTAAAGTCGTAAAAAAGCTAGTTTTGCCATCTCCTTCGCTCATCGTGTCAATGACATCACTAACAGCGTCAGCTATAGTTTGAAACATTTTACCAACTTCTTTGCCAGCGCCAGTACTGTTAAAGCCATCGAATACATCTTGCAAACCTAATTTAAACTTGTCAAAAATTGGTTTAACGTAATTAATGGCATTAATGATGCCATCTCCAAAGGAGTTCCAATTTAACTCACTCATTTTATTGGTTATTCCTTCAATTGCACTAATTCCAATTTTACTTAATTTTTGAAATTGTGGCTGTAAGCCGTTGGATAAAGTTTCTTTCAACCCATCCATTGCCTGACCAACAGTTTTATACTGTGTAGCCATTTTGCTGAAATTAGCATTTGTACCGGTTTTGGCAACAGCATTAAGAAATTCCTGGGTTTTTATTTTTCCGTCTTGCACATTTTTGACTAGGTCTTGAGTTGACATATGCATAGACTTAGCAACTGCAGCCATACCTGCTGGCGTTTGTTCAAGCATAAGTTTAAAATCTTGCCATTGTACTGTCGGCTTAGCTGCCATTTGCGTAGCTTGTTGACTCAAAGTCTTCATAGCCTGCTTTGGATCAGTAGCAGCTGCAGCCAATCCACCAAATCCTTTGACCAGTCTCGTAGTATTCTTAACTCCTACAGCTGCCAATTGGCTATAAGTAGAGGACATGTCTGATGCAGAATAAATTGTGTCTTGGGCAAATTTTTGCATCGAGCTTTTGGCTGCTGCTATCTGTGCTGGTGACCTACCTAATTGACGCATGTTCCCATCAAATGTTTGCCAGGAAACACTAGCCTCATTTAGTTCATCAATCATTGAATGAATTCCGGTAGTAGCAGCACTTGCAGCCGAACTAATCATTCCGCCAAAGGCAGTTCCTGCTATGATCTGTTTTAGTCCAATTCCTGCAGATCTAGCGCCATTTCCAAGAGATAGCATTCCATTACTACCCCCATTTATTGCATTTTTAAGACGGGAACTCCAGCTAACACTACGTTGTACACCAGCATTAAACTTATTTAATACATTACTGAAAGCATCATTTATTTTTAAAGTACTGCTTATTGTAGCCATTAGTTACCTCCCTTCTATATATGTTTAGACCTAGCTTTACGTTTGGCTTCTCGCTCTTGCTTTTTCTCTTCTTTTTGCCTAATTTGAATAGAAGCTACTACTAGTGCTTTTTCTTTTTGTGTCAATTCAGCCCATTGTCCAGGAGTCCAATGATATTCATTCAGGCAGTAATAATAAATGCTAAAATCGCCATAGGACTCATTGATTAGTTTTTTGCTTGTTCGACATAGTTGTTAATACTGTCAATATCAAATCCTGATATTTCTTGAATTGATTGTCCAAGGTCAGCATACTGACCAGCATTTAGCATTTTCTTTAACACACCCGCAGGATCTGCAATACAACCCCATGACTTTTGTAATTTTTCATTATTTAAATCTGGTTGAATAACTGCTTCAGCCATCATCAAATCAACTAGCTTGCCTTGGTCAGTTTCTTGAATACGTTGATGCGTTTTTTTGTTAATATAGCTAGTCGTTGCTTGCTTTTGCATTTCATTAAATTCATCCGCTGTGAGTGCTTTAATGATAAATGGTGATTTAAAACCTTTTATTTTTACTTCCTTAGTTTCATTTTTCGGTTTGACATTTTCTGCTAAAAAATCTTCGACATTATAAGCCATTTTTATTTCCTCCTAATTACAAATCGAATCCATTAAAACCGGTAACTAAATTTACCTGTTCAAAGGTAAAGTCTGATTCCCAATCCATGACTCCATCATCTGCTTCAAAGTCAGCAAAAGGGACATCATCTAGGTTTACTTCGCCAAAGTGCAAAGTTTGTGTACCTGCTCTACTGGTAGGATCATTAATGGTCATTGTGATTTCGAAATATAAATCTTTACCGCCATTAATATAAGGCAAGGCATATTTAGTCCAATTTGAACTAATCAGGTAACCTCCAAGTGTTCCAGTACCTTCTACCGAAGTAACTTTCTTGTGTTTCCAGCGACTGCCTAATGTCTGAACGTCTTCCTTGTTCTTTTCTAGTTTTGCACTAAATTTTTTGCATTCAATTAACGGAATTACCTTACCATCAATTGTGACGTATACTTTGGCATCCTTTGTTGAGATTGTGTCTCTTCCGTTTAGAAAACTGCCAACTGTGCTTACTGTTTCATCTGCCATTACTTTTTACCTCCTATTATTGAACGACCATTGTCATGTAAAGCTTCTCCATTGAGTCCAATGGTTTAACTGCTAGATTAACGAGAATTGAATCCCGATCATTACCAGCTTCAATAGAAATGTCGTCTTCTTTGAAATCACTGATAACATTGGCATCGGCTAAGCTTTGCAGATAGCTTACTCGATTAGCTTTAAATAAATCACGACCTGTCGAGCTATTAGTAATCTTGCCGATAAACATATCTTCGAATGTTCGCTTAGTGTTGGTTACAATGGTATCCATTGTCCGTACTACACGGTTTTTGCTAAAGAAGACTGGCTTTTCTGCTGTTACCTTAGTCAATGAGTTAATATCCTGCTCAATCACAACTGTCTCATTGCGTTTGGTCGTAAAAACAATTTCACCATTCTCTAAAGCTTCAATTGTCCGATCATTGCTGAACTTCGGATATGCACTAATTGCATCTGGGTATTCCACATAGGTCAATGATTTGGCTGCATTTGCAGAACTTGATGCTCCTGCAAAGAACCCTGCAGCTACTGTGGCATCTAGTTCAGTACCGTCTCCTAAAATGACACCATTAGCCACTGTTGAAATACCTTCATAATTAACCTTGTCACCTGTATAAGGGACAACACCACGTACTTTGATGTCATTGTCTTCACGCAAATGCTTGATTTCGTCAACTAATTTTTTGTGTAGCGGACTATCAATTGGGAAACCAGCTGTAGTGGCTACATCGTAGTCCTCTGTTTCCAGTGCATCGTTTAATAAGTCGCTAATGTCTACTGGCGTAGTTGTTCCGCCTGTGAGATCAACTGTCACATCATGTTGTAAATCAGCCAATGGATTAAGACTTGTTGGTTTAACAATTGGTGCCTTAGAATTGTCATCGCTGTCCTGGGTAGTAGGACTTGTTGGTGTTGTTCTGTCAGTCAATTTAACTAAAATATAGTCGTTTGACATAATACTTTCTGGCTTATCAACGTTAACGTCCTGTTGATCGACAATCCTACTGCCTAACAAAGTTGATACGATCACCTTGCTATCGCTTTTTTGCACAGTAACATGCAAATCATTGCCGACTGTGCCAGGGTATTTGGCTGTGAAGGCCCACGGTAATGACTCATCGTTGGCTGTAGCCGCAATACCGTCATTATTGTTTAACAATAATACAGTGTTTGCTCCTTTAAGCACTTCATGGAGCGTTTGCAGTTCAGGCTCATCAATATCATGCCCAAGCAATGCTTTAAAGTTTGAGTCACTGTTTAATTTAATAATCCCTTTAGCGCCCCAATTTAGCTGAGTGCCAACTGGTAGTAATGTCCTTCCAATATCCGTACCATTATTGTTATTGCCTTTACCGACAACGTTAAAATAGGCACCTGGGCGGCGCTTATTCTGTGTTTTCCAACTCATATAATTTGTCCTTTCACTTCTTGTTTGTTTAATTTGATTTCATCTTTTTCGGGGTAATATCTTCCCCATATTTCAAATTGATAAATTAGCGTGTTGTCTTCTTGCTGTGTTACCTGAATGTGTCTAAGTGGGGCATAGTCCTTTAGCTCTAATAATCCACTCAACAAGTAGTCCTCCATCCGTTCCATATCAGTTTTGGGATTGTCTGGATTTGGGAAATAGATTACCTGGTAGGCATACTTACGTGACTGCCGGTCAAACAATTCAGGCGCCGAACTGGTATCAATTTTTTCGATAAAAAAAGACGGTTCAGTAAAACCATCTGATTGATTTTCAGTGTAAATTGTTGCCTTAGGAAATAGCCGTGCTATCTCGTCAGCAATTCGCTCAATTATTGTCACTCCATCAGCCTCCTTAGAATATCGTCCATTACTGGCGTAATCAGCTGTGGAATCTGGTTAGAAGTCTGCTTAGTGGCTTTTTGCAGAAAATGCTGACCAGGAACCCAGCTTGCCTTTAACTTCTTACCAATAGCTGGCACATATCTGCCTGGTGTCTGTCTATGCCCGTTTTCAACAAATGAAGCATAGTTTTTGCTATTGCGTAATTCTACTGATATATCTGTGCCACTAAAAAAAGGACCTTTAAGTTCCCAGCTACGTCTTAAATCACCAGTTTTGACTGGCGTTCTGGCTTCCGCATTGCGTTTATACGTTTCACCTACATTCTTAACACTGTTTTTGACCTCGTTTTTTAACTGACCACCTGCTACTTGGGCATTTACATGCTTAGCAAATTCTTTAAATTGACTGTTGTCGAAATCTCCAAACGCACTCATGCTTTTTCATCCCTTGTCATTGCGATTTCTTGGTGGCTCACATAACCAGAATAGCCTTTGCTACTACGTTTATACTTCGTCACCTTACCATTAACATCAGTCACTATAATAGTGGCACCTGCAGGCACATCTATTCCTGTTCTGAGTAGTAACGTTGCATCATACTCATCAGAGCCAAAGAAAGACTGCTCACTGGCTTTTAGTCCTTTAAGTATCACTTTAGCTGGTTCGTCTGAAACAACCGTCACAGGCTCACTGGTGGTTATATGATGTTCGTTAACTACCTTTTTGGTAGCCTGAATAGTAACCTTGTCAGTCCATAACATCGGAGCTATGTCTTTCAATTTATTTAGCGCATCAATCATTGCGGCAACCTCCGAAAATGAATTAGGTCGCTGATAAAGTCATCAGTAACTGGGTTAAGTTTCTGCACCTGAGCATATATTTCAGCAGGCGAGCCAAAGTTAACGGACACATCGCCTTCACTAATTGAATTAACGGTATCATTACTAGTCCAGCTGTGCGTCTGAATTAACTGCAAACACATTGCCGTAATAGTGCTGTCTATTTCTGGTGGCAGGTCTTCTACTGGAATATTGGTAAAATTGGCAACTGCTTGAATTACTCTGTTTAAACTGAAATCTATCAGATCATTATTTGATTTGTCACCCAATAATTGGGCGACCTTATCTTTAATCTCCTTTTTTCTTTCATCGTTCATTTTTACTTCCCACTTTTGCTTGCTGTCTTAGTTGATGGTGCTTGCGGAGCTGTTTTATCTGAAATTACAAACTGAATACCGGCTGTCTTAGTGTTTAGCAATAAGACATCATTATATGAACTTTCGTAGTAGAGACAGTTCCCGCTGTTAATTGCCATTGGGTCATCAAAGCCAACAAAATTATATTTTTCTGGTGCAATTTGAACCCCATTACTAATCAGCATCATATCAATTTGCTTAGAATTATCGATGGTTTTGGCACCTACCGTAAAGTCGTACGCTGTTTGCATTAAATCAGTTGGCACAACAATAATTGATACATCATCTAAGCTGTGAACAGAACGATTAATATTGTTAGGATCTTTTAATACTAAACTTCTATTGATGGTTTCTGCTCTCTTCAACATTGCATTAATTTTAGTTGTTACATAAAGAAATCTGCCTTGGCTAGGAATTCGAGCCTCATCAAAGTCGGTCATCATATTATCAAAAGCAGTTAGAATGTTCTTTTCGTCCAAAGTGTCAGTAGTAATACCTTTGCCACCATCCTTTGTTTGCTTTTCTAAAAACAGCTTACTAAACATATATTTATCCATCTCGGGCATTTTCTCGTCCAAATTAAATTGACGAGTGATGTTCGCAATTGTAATTGCATAGTTCGTTTCATTCACATCGCTAGGATCAACCAAAGTGTCCCAATAACGCTCATTAGTTAGTTCATAACTGTCCCAATCGTTGCTGTAATTAGCTTTAATGTCTGTAATCTCACGTCTTTTTCTGTCTTTTCGACCTTCTAGAATTGTCAGTCTAGGTATTTTAATATGTTTTGCCCCATCAAAATCAATTAATTTATTAGATGGAGATAACCATAGATCACTGGTAAATAAGTGACCATCATAAAATCCTTGTTGAACTGCTTTTTGATACTTGTCTGCATAATTAACTATTGCTTCCATTTACTTTTATTCTCCTTTGAAAATATTAGTCATGGCCGCTATAGGATCAGGGTCTGTCTTAGCTCCACCACCTTGTGGTTGATACGGTTCCTTACTACCTTGATCAAATAGATAGCCATCTGATTTCTGTAATGAACTAATTTGATCGTCTAAGCCTTCAAGTTCGCCTTTGTCGTTGAGCTGTATATCGTCCATATTCAGCAGAGCCTTAGCAGCCTTGGTATTACGTACCTTTGCCTTGCCCAATGCACTGTCGACTGCGCTATTGAGCTTGGTTTGTTGCAATTCCTTAGTTAAATTCTCGGTGTCTTGCTTGTATTTGCTCTGTAACTCTTTGAACTGATTAGTGAGTTCTTCATTATCGCCTGCTTGCTTTTTGAGTGTTTTTAAATCCTTGTCACGCTCTGCAATCTGCGACTGCAAAGACTCGTTAGTCTTATTCAATTCGTCAATCTTGGACTTTGAGTTTTCAACATCGGCGCCATGTAGGCTCATTACTTTGTCAATTTGTTCATCTGTTAAATTTAATTTTTTTAGTTCTTCACGTTTCATATTTGTTTCCTCTCTCGCTTTTTTTACGTGTGGCGAACACAAATCAAGGTATAAAAAATAAGCCTTTTTACGCCATGCTCAGGGCAATAAAAAAGCAGCTGTTAAGCTGCTTTAATAAACTTTAACTAAGCCAAAACTTTACTTCTTTTAAAGCTTTATACAATTTAGTCATGCTGGAGTTTTCAGACAAGAATTGTAAACCTTGATCAGTAATAGGGCTATCTTTTAGTATGTTAATTGTTAAAAAGCCCTGTGGATCTATTTCAAATGTTTTTTTATCAACATACCCTCTCTTTTCTAAATCACTTAAAACACTCACAAATTTATCTGAGCCAACACTATCAGCTATCTTTTTTATTTGATCAGGATTAATTTGTTCTACATTATCTCTACATTCTTTAAGATACTGCAAAATTTTAAATTCTATAGTTTCATAGCTGTTTTGGGACATAATATTTCTCTCCTATGCTGGTACTGCACTGACCACTTCTGAAATCCAAATATCTTGAGGATCGTCACCTGCAGCCATGAAGATTAGTTCAGGCTGATCATCGTCCTCATTTTCGATTTCTTCAACAAAAATAGTTTTCTTGCTACCATCTTTTAATGTAAATGTGACATTTCTTGCGCGAAAATTTGCAATTATTTCTGGTAAAGACATTTTATGTGGATCCATTTTTCAACCTTTCTAATCTAATTTGTCTGGCTTTCTAGGTGTAATATGTGCACCTTTATTTTTTCTATAGGAAATACGTCCTCGTTTAGTTGGAAATAATTTACCATTTATGTCTGACCATAAACCAATATATGATTCATGTTTAAACAGAATCTGATTTTTATTAACGCTTTCGTTTTTCTTTCCATATTTGTCAATCAACGATTGAGCTTCAGCAGGAGATATAACCAGTTCACTTAATGGTCGTTTCCGACCCTTTTTATAGTTATTAAATTCAGGCGTATCCCTTACATGTTTATTATACTGCTCTGCATTAAGTTCATTCCACTTATATTTTCTTTTATTTGTTATGTATCTTGAAGCTTTATTTACTTTATACACTTTGACTAGATTTTTACGCTGATTATCTATTTCTTTTTGCCATTGGTCAAAGGTCATGTTTTCAACATACATACTTTTGCCCGTTTCAGGATCACGAGCCCAGCGTTCAGAGCTATCGGGCAAACCTTCAATATATGGCATTGTTGTACATCTACAATATGGATGTATTAACGGATAATTTAAACCTTCAACCTTATCTTTCAAGTCAAAGACTTTTAAATCTAGATGAGCGCACTCATCACATGTGTGTGATTCAAGCGTTGCTAAATATTGGTATTGGTCAACTTCTTCCTCTTTATATGCTTGAGCTGTAGCTGTCTCTGCTACATGTCCCATTTCAGTGATAATCAGTCTGTGTAATTGATAGTCTTCAACGTCTTTCAAGCGTTGGCGCATCATTTTGAAAATCTGTTCGTGGGAATGACCTAGGACTGAACCACGTAATAATGCATCTCCCAATTCATTGGGTAAAACTTCAGTGTAGTTTTTCCATATTCGCTTTGAAAAATCACTACCTCGCCATGGCTTGTGCACAATTGCTTTTACCTGATACTCGTTAACATTTGCAAAGTTACTGGTTAATTTAGCCCTCTCCATTTGCGTTAAATAGATGCTGTGCATGTAAGTTTGCTGATACTGATATGATAGACTACTTTCCATTTTATCCGTTTCAGACCTTGCATATTGACTTAACAGGTTAGTTAATTGCTCGTCTATGTTCTCTAATCGCGACAACTGACTGCGAAAATACTCAGCGTCTAATTCTTTATCAAAACCGCCAGCTTTAGCCTTAGCTTTGAACTCTTTTAAAGTCATGTGCCAGTCACGAGTACCGATTGTTGACAGTATCTTACGAGCATCTTTAATAGTAATTTCCTGATTAGCTGCATAACGCTTTAACCAATAGTCAACTTCCTGCTCTAATACCTGTTCGACTTCTTTTAAACGAGCACGCATTGCTGCTTCATACTCAGCAGTATTCTGCAACTGCTGCTTTTTTTCAAAAAGAAAACGACGTTTCCAATAATTAACCTCTCTCTTGGTCGTCATTATTGTCACCACCGTTTAGGTTGTCAGGGTTGCCGTACTCATCATTGCGATTCTTTAGGTCTTCCTGCTGGTCTTTCAGTTCCTGCTGCCAATCTTCAACTATTGGATTTGCCTTAGCGATTGCTTCTTTGCTTGTCCAGTTAGCTAGTTGACTGACTACTTGTGCTTTTTCAACATTATTTTGAATTGCTGTTCTAGTCCAAGTTTGTTCGATTGGTCGACTATCTGCGTCTGGTACGTGTAGCCAGTTCATGATTGCACGGACTAGCTCAGTTAATGCATCCCTGAAATAAGCTTCCGTCTTAGCTGCCTTTAATTCCAAATGCGAATACAACATCTTAATCGCCGTACCGGTTGCATTGTTGGTCTTAAAGTCTGTTGGATCTATACCTTGAGCGTGGACAAAGATGTTCGTCTTAGTAGTTTCAAGCATAGAATTCCGTGCTTCAGTTGGAATATCAATTGCAAGCTGATCAACGCCAGAATCATCGCCAGCACCCATACTTCTTATTTTAATGGATTTATATCTACGTAAATTTTCTCTGAAATCATCCAAATCTTGCCCATCCAGGTTTTTAAGGATTAAAAATACCTGCTGAATATCATCAAGATCATTAACATAGCCATTGTATATTTTGTCATAAACATCTATCAGTCCTTTGTAATGATATAAATCAGGTTGTTGCTCTTTATTTTTTGGAAATGCTATAAAAGGAATTCTCCCTAAACCATGCTTATTCACACTTGATGTGCCCATTTTTTCATTAGTTGAGGCATCAAAAATAGTAAAGCGGTCATTGATTGCTTCCAAATCGCTAAATTGATCATCATTAGATTTAAAGGCGGTAACTGTCTGTTCATCCCAATATTCATGCACCCAATAGGTTTTTGCAGTATCTGGCTCAAGTTCCCTGTATGATCGTCTTAAACCAACCAGTTTACGATTTAAATCAGTTGAATAAATTGGTGTTACTTGATCAGGCGGGACTAGTCCATATCTAAATTGACCATCTGAATCAATCCAATAATGTAGCCATGCTATACCTGCATTAGCTGCATCTACAACTAGCTCATTCAATCTCAAGCCGAAATTGTCACCTAGCGTATTTTTAATTTGTTGATTAAGCTTATCATCATCAACGTCAATCGTTGGCGGTTTAGTGGCCAGATAGCCCGCCTCTTGGTCCACCAATAATTGATGAAAATTAGAACTGATCCTGTTGTCAGCTGGTCTAAGCGGATTCTTGCTTTCTTTACTAGCATCATCTTCCTTTGTTTTTGATTCGCCATGATTTTTGATAGTAATATCGTTCTCATTTAAATAATAATGTTTCGACTTACTATACTTTTCATTAAATTTATTGCGCCTACCTTGTGTTCGCTCTAAAAGCTTTTTCATTGCTTCTACTTCCAAGGTTCGAAACCTCCTTTCTGAATTAATCTTTCTAATGCGTATCTGGTTGCATCCATGGTATGGTCATTGCCATCTGGATAGCCTGATTTATAGTTACCGTTCAAATCCAACTCAAACTCGTAGCCTGTGAACTCTCTCCACGCATCAGGACACCTAACTGGATCAATGATTATTTCTCTCAAATCCTCAAGCCACTTATAGCCATGGTCACGAGAACCTGGTCCTTTTCTTGCACCATAAATGTTTAAACCTAAGTCATGATATTCTGCTATCGTCCCAGGGGATGCTGAATCTGCAATTACTGGTTCGTTTAATAGATTACGCTGCTTAATCATCTCAACGGCATCACGATTTTTTAAACCTACGCGCTCAAACTCATCAAAAATAAAAATGCGACGTCTAGCCGCATCCCAATAAATTTTTACATACGCAGTCGGATCATGAGCAAAGCCGAAGTCCAATCCGTGATAAACCTTGTCAAAAGTAGCAATCTCATCATCAGTAATGGCACGTGTTGTGATATTGTTGAACACTTCTGCACCAGTACCTGTAACTTCACCTAAATACTCGTGGCGATATGCTTTCTCATTATCCTTTTTCAGTTGTTCAGCATCTGCTATAAATTCAACACCAAGCCATGATTTCGGAACTGAACGATAATCAGATAGGTTAACCAACGTATCATCACGCATTTGCTCACTGTCTACTGCTTGATTTACCCAGTTAGATTGTCTAGCCGGTGGGTTATATGAATAAAAGGTAATGATACCTGAACCACCACGACCAAGAGACTGATTGATTGAACGAATCTCTTCCATACCTTTGAATTCAGTAACCTCTTCAAAATGCTTAAATTTCGTGTATCCTTGACGAAAGGTTTGCGACTTAATCTTGCGTGGGTCGTCTGCACCTTTGAACCTGATTTGCTGACCAGTAGGCTTAAATGTTAACTGCATAGGACTAACAGAAGACTGCCAGTATTCATCAACATGTAATAGGTCTATTGCCCACAAGTATTGCTCAAATACTGAGTCACGCAACGTGTTTGCCACCTTACGCAAAACAATTGCGTTAGCATTTTTGTCCTGCATGACTCCCAGAACGATCATTATTGAAATAAAAGAGGACTTGGTGCTGCCTCGTCCTCCTTTAAGCCAATAATTAGCATGTTTTTTGTTATGAATATCCCAAAAAAGGTTATAAAACGCAGGTGAAATATTGTTTTTAAGACTTACTTGCATTATTGTCCTCCTTTGGCACGTCGAAATTGATGTTCACTGTGGTGTCATTGTCGTTATTCTGCTCTTTGAGCCACTCTAAGAGCTGGTCACGTGCTTTAGTCTTGTCGTAAAGTTCAATCGTGGCACCATCTTTGCCCCTGGTTATCTTCTTAATTAAGGAAGTATCGACTTGGTCTTTGTCCTTAAAGTAAAGATAGCTGTGGTGTATTGTGACCTGCTTTCCGTCAGCATCTATCACTGGTTTGTCTTCAACAACATTAGTACTTAGTTCATGACCTTTATCATCTTTAAAAGTCTTTTTCGTCTTTTCCTTTTCGACTAGTTTCTCTGGCCAGCTACCAAAGTTAAGATAGTTGCCTATGTCAGCTTTAGCTTCCTTAGCAACATCTTCAATCAGATCCAAAGGCTCAATTGCTAGTTCTTTCAACTTGGCTTCCCGAATTTGCTTTATCTGTTTTTGAACGTGAGCATTTCTCAGCAATCTAGGACCATTAGTTTTTGCTGTTTGATAATCAACTTCATAAACATTAATGTAAGCCTGTGCTGCATTAAAAAGGCGTAAGTACTCTAGTACAAACGCCTTTCGTTTATCTGTTAAATTACTTTCATTTAGTTGCTCAATCGCTTCACTCGTTGGTCTTTTTGTGTGCACATCATTTTGATTAATGTGCACATCTTTTTTGCTTTTATTGCGTTGCCATTTATAACGGGTTTTCCATGATCTCACCGTATTAATAGACACACCATATTTAGTTGCAATGTCCTTATATTTCATGCCAAGTTCATAATCATGTTGTGCAGCTATCCGTTTCTCTGCATCAGTCAAATCATTTCACCACCTCCTAATTAAGTTATTTTAATTACTTCAAAAATTTATATAAATAATATTCTTTTTCCAGTTCAAGATAATCTAAAGTATCCAACATAGAAACTTTTGACTTTTCTAAACTAACTTGATTAGATTTTCCTGTTGCTACTTTTAAATATTCCTTATCGTCTTTCATAAATTCATCTACAAGTTCAACTAATATTTTTCTTTTTCCTTCTTTAAATAACGAGGGGTTAAGGTTAACTAACTCAGAAAACTCTGAAATTTCTTTGTCCAGTTCTTTTTCTGATTCGCTAATTCTTTTTATAGCTGTTGCCGGTAAATCTCCTGAGGGAAAAAACTCCATAATAATGTTCAAATGATTAATGTTTCTATACATACTCAATAGCAAATCATAAAGCTTTTCAAAAGTACGCGAATTTTCCAATTCCCTTTGCCGACTATTTTGATTTCGTGCTATTTGTGCATTAGCCCTCACAGAAACAAAATAAGATAATAAAGCCGAAATTACAGCTGGAATAACAATAGGAAACCAATTTTTAGAAATAAAAATTAAAAATTTTTTAACTAATAATGATGACATCTTTTTACATTTTCTCTTTTCTTCATAAATTTCAATAAAATCATTTATTTTTTAAAAATATCTCTTCCGGACAAATCCAAGTTCCATATCCACTTTTTTGTAAGTGTATTCTTTTTTTATCAGCATCCCAACATCTAATACAGTAGGGTGTAGTTTCATCTTTATAATAGTATCCTTCATCTGTTAATTTAATATTTTTTGCAAATTCATCCTCGTCTTTCTTCCTACTGAGTTGATCCTTAAGATCTATGTTTTCTTGAATTAGATCCATAGTTTTATTTTGTAATTCCAAGATAGCATTTTTTACCTTAGAATCTTTAATCTTTTTTGCTAATTCTATAATATTTTTAAACAAACTTGAAAAATCTGAATAATTCATGTTCAATTCTCCTGTTAAAATACTTATTACTTTACAGGTATATTATAAGAAAAAATGTTTTTAGGTATTTAAAAATCGCTCATTTTGTCATAAAATTATTTTTTCTAAGTTTCTTTACTTTTCTTAATAATATCTAATTGCCCCTTCTGTAATAACTTTTGGTGGAGCTTAAAAAATCATATTTTTCATTTCAATCAAATAATATTCCTGCTATATTTGAATCTAAATCAGTATTCTTGGGTACAGCCATTTTACATTTATACTAAAGACATAGAATATGAATTACCAATTAGCATCCTATAAAATTAGAGCAAACAAAAAGACACATCCATGTCTATTTTATCGACATTTATGTGTCTTTGTTTAGTCTTCAATCTTACCTGGATATTCATAATTGGTTTTTAGCAACATGGCACTAAACTCTATAATCTTTTTAGCATCTTCTTTGTTTCCAATCATAATTTCATGATTGGCTTCATTACCTAACTTTCTAATTTTATCAACCCAAGGCTTTGCATTTTTAGATATGTATCCTTTAGTTTCAAAATAATTTACGTAATCTATAAATTTTTTATTTTCGTCAGCACCCAAATCAACAGCAACATGCATTAATAATTTTCTACAAAGTAGCGTAACCGCCGTATATGCTCCGACTGAAAAACTATCACGTGCTTCTTCATATATTTTTTCTACTTTATAGGGCAAGTGCTTTATGGGCTCTCCATATCTAGCACCTGGAATTTGTTCGTAAATTTCATTTATTACGTCTGCGGAGGAATTGTATACTCTAATATCATAAATTAAAGTCGGTAAATGACAGTTATTACATATATATATATATGCTGACATTTCAGGAGTGTTTTGTGATAAACACATCCCTTTATCAGAAGAGACACAATAACCACAGTATCCACATTCGTATGTTTTAGGGTCCAAATTATAGGCAGTCCACATTTCGCCATTAATTTCGAAAAAATCCTTGAATTCAGTAAAACTATGCTCCATTATATTCACCTCTTAATAATAAATATTACAAAAAACTAGGCATAAAAACCAGTTTTCTTTGAGATGAATATAATAAAAACGTGTAATCAATTGGTTAAGTCCGCTAAATAATATACTTTGACTGCCGTATTGAATTACACGTTATAGCAACGATAGGATTCGAACCTATCGCTACTTTTGTATATACACATTCAAGAATTATCTTTTATTCTTGATGCTACCAATATAACACCTATTCAACCCGACCTTTCTCCGATTCTGACCCGATATTGACCCGATTTTTAAATACCTTAAGTTCTGGAATTTTCACATTATAAATTGTTTTCCAGGTATCAATTGTGTCTGCAAACTGACATAAAGCATAACGTTTCAAATCGCTGTACCTAGAATCACTGTATTGCACTTTAGCTGCTACTTGCCAATCAGTTAGTTCTTCAATGTAAAGTGATTTTAAAATCGTTCTGAATGGTTGCTTTGAACTATCAGCGCATTGTTCAATGGCATGATAGACTGCTTGACATTTATCTTGCGCATCAAAGATTGACGCCATTTTATTCTCAGCTGAGTTGCCATCATGACTCATGATACCCGTGGGATCGAGCTGTGGACTGCTAAGATCGGTACGATGATAACCAGCCCTTATTAGGTAGTGCTCAAAATTATATTTGAAAAAGTCACGTACCTTCTGAGCGGTTTTTTTCTGATCAATATCAATAGGTAGATCGATGTTTTCTTCCACAGCTCTTTTCCTTTCTATTGTTTGGTATATAATTTGTTTTTACAAAAATACTTATCTCCAGGTTTTAGATTTTTAAAACGGACAATTTTACGAAATCTTCTTAAATAATATCCTTTTTTGTCTAAGTAAAACCTTGCACTTTTTATAAACTGTAGAGACTGATGTGTAATCACACGGTATTTACTAAAGTTTTTACTATATATTTTTTGTCCAGTTTTTCGATTTATCGCTACATATTTAAAATATGGTTTAACTTCTAATCCTAAACGATTAACAGCTGATCTGATTTTATTTTGGCTAAAATTTAATTCTGTTGCTACTTCGTTGATTGAATAACCATCATTAATTAAGGTAGTGATTTTAGCGTCAATAATTTCTTCTTCATTGTCATACAGCGATTTTTGAATAGACTTTAAGGTTAAATTATTATCTGGTACTAATGATAATGTTCCATATTCATTTTCTAAGTTATGAATTAAATTATACGGGATAGCCATATCCCACCAAGCCTCCTTTCACAATTTTCAAAGCATCATTCGTGCTTCGAGCAACTCCATGAATAGTATTTGTTTCCATTAAATGTTGATGGAATATAATTTGTTTTGGACTAAGTTGTCCTGTTTTTGTTTTTACTTCTACGAAAAATATTTTGTTATCACTCCAGCGATAGCCAACTAAATCTGGAAACCCAACTGGCAGTCCTGTATCAAACATACGACCATCCTGCGTGAAAATTTTACCAACATTTGCTCGATACACAGTGCATCGATTTAACGATAAAGCACGCATAATCTGTTTTTGAATTTCGTGTTCAGACATAACCATTTTTTCATTCATTGATCTGCTTTCTTTTGTTCACTAAGTACCTGATCTATAGTCATTACTTTGCCATCATCCGTATATTCTCTTTTTTGTTGCATAGATAAAATATGTTTTTTGTTTATAAATAACTCACCTAACTCACTCTCATCAACTTTTGCATATGGTTCTTTGTTTTTAATTAAATCGAGTGCGATATCACCTAACACATCATACTGTGTCCGTCCATCATCCATTTTTATAATAGTTTTCAACTTTACCACCCTAAACTCGTCCACCACATATATTTCTCAAGAATAATTGATCCAATTATTAAAATAAAACCCACCGCAATCAATGCAAGTGCTATTCCAAATATTAAATTCTTTTCAGACTTAAGTTCTAAAAGTATGTACCCGATAATACCGAATATGAGGCCTAATATTTCGCATAGAAAATATATTAATTTCATTAGTTAAGCCTTTCATTTTCATTCGGCAACTTTTGAAAAAACTCGTTTGCTTTTAACTTGTAATCAGGTGGCACATGCCCCAAACAGGTAACCTTGCCATTCTTATTCTTCCTATAAACTGTTCTTGCCATTTAAATTCTCCTAATTTTTTACCTCAGCAAAAATTGATATCGTGTAAATTTAAATTTTGCAATTTTTCTAAAACATCAAAGAATACATCTTTGTTGATGTAGTAAATTCTATTTTTGATTTTGATTGTGTAAACTACAATTTTTTTATTTTTAATATCAATATTTAAGCCATTGATATCTGTTGCTTGCTTTTCATATGTTCTGATAACACCATCACTAGCGCTACCCTTAAATTTAATAGTCTGCATCTTTATCACTCCAATTTCCCTTCAATAATTTTAATAATGTTTTCCTCAAGAGTTACGCTCCGGTTACAGTTACTGTAACCTATTCTTTTCTTACTCATTCAAGGGTTTTGCTTATCAAATTTTACCGGTTACAGTAAATTTCATAAAAAGTTTTTTTAAAGCTGAGAAGGCGATATATTATATAAATAAAAAGTTTTATCAATATTTACTGTTTTACTGTAACTAATGCCTGAGTTACTTACTTACACAAGCGATTTCGCGGTTACAGTTACTGTAACTTTACTGTAACTTACTGTAACCTTTGAAATCCTCTTACAGCTTTTTTATTAATCTTAACTACAGCACTTGTATTAAATCCTAAATGTTCCATATAATAACGAATATCACGAGTCTGCTTATTATTCCGCGACAAAGCATTGGGATCTTGAAACAAAGCAACTGATAATTCTCTATTAGGGATAAATTTTTGACCTTTGAACTTATTTTCTAAAACGTCCATTAAATTGTCTTCCAATCCTGATGTATAGCGAAATTCTTCTCTATTTTGCTTTAATAGGGCTTCCTGCTTAGGTGTGAATCTAAATGGATCTTTAGCATTCTTATAAAGCCAAACTACTTCGCCCCATAGCTGCTGCACCACATCCTCGGTCAAATCGGTCACAGGATTTTTTGTTTGTTTTTCTGGATCAGCGTAAATTGATAGAAATCTTCGATCGCCAGAACGGTCACGTAAGTGCCTAACCTCATTAGTTGTCCGTGCTATGACGAACTTTTTCTTAAAATGTAATGGCTTGTGACCATAAGGCTTGCGATATTCGAAATCTTGCATGGTAATAAATTTCTTGATTTCTTCAAAACTGGCCTCATTGCTGGCAGTCATTTCATCATCATTGACAATCAGAGCGTTTTTCATCACCTCAAAATCATCTTTTTTAGTGAAAGTATTAAATTGATCTGTATATAATCCCATTGGCGCAATGTTTTTCAGGATTGAAGTTTTACCTACGCCTTGGCCACCCACTAAATCTAAAACATAATCGAATTTAGTTTCAGGGTTGTAAGCTTTGGCCACGGCTCCCATTAACCACGTCCGAGTAATTAATGTTGTGGTGGCGTTTTTCTTAGCTCCCAGATATTCAGGAAAGAAATTATCAATCCTGCGTTTCTTGTCCCAATGTTTATAGGCATTATCCATATACTCAATTACCGGATTATAGGAATTCATGTAGGCCACATTATCAATTGCCTGCTCGATAATCACATTTTTAAAAGTTGCATGCTCATAATCTGATCGAGCTTCGATATATAATTCCACTGAGTTAGTTACCTGGTCTGTATATTGACCCTTACTGATTATGACAGTGCCAATATTTTTGATTTCTAATTTGCGATTATCTACGACATCTATTTCTTGCGTAAATTCATTTAATCGAAATAGATTCTTGAGGTTGGGATCATGCAATAAGATCATTACTACGTTTTTAACGCTAGTAGTTTTAACAGCACCATTATTCTGACGTTCAAGTTCAATGGTAGTTTTGCGCAACTTTTCAGCGTTTTTTTCGTCAATATGAATAACGTCACTCATTCGATCCCCCTTCTTTTAATCTCTTTTTCAATTACTGAATTTACTGTTCGTTCCACTTCATTTAGCGGAAGACTGTCTGTTGTATTATTATTTGCAATTAATGCTAATTTAGCTGCTGCAGCTGGATCAACTCCGCGATATAGTAAGCCACCGACAAAACTGGTAAGAGTATCATTGCGCCTGCCTGTATCGCCTAAGCCGTTCACAATTAATTCAAATAGCTTTGAGGTCTGCGTTTTACTGGCAATTTTATAGTCTAAAATCGTCTTTTTCTCTGGCTTTGACTTGCTCTGAATTAATTCCAGCAAACCAGCGGGAGCTGGTCTTATTGGTTTGTGATTAAGCCACCGATAGGACTTGTCATCTATTCTACTTGGAGCGACTACCACATAATTATTTTCGTGAGCTTTCAAATCGACACCTGGCAATAGGCCAATGCATTGCGTCACATTTTCTTTTGCAGGTTTTTGAAAAAAGAAATGATAACCATCATGAGCAGTTTTCTCTCGCAAAGTGTCTTTAAACCATTCATTATGATTAAGCTTAATGATAGATTGTAACCCATCAACATCGCCATGACGGTCAACATCAATCACGAAAAACTTGTCAGTTTTAAGAGCGATGTTAGCCAATGGATAGCGTTGCCAAACCTTTCTAATTTCATCACTTGTAAGTGCTGGTTTATCGGCAAATTTAATCAGCGGTCGTTTATTTGATCCAATCGGAATTACAGAAAATCCATGTGCTGCATAGTTAATTGCATAATTGACTAGATTTTCTAGTGGCATAATTACTTAGTTTCAGAATCAATCATTTCTAATTGGTTAGACTCAAGCACCACTTGAATCTGATTTTTTGCGATTTCATTTAAACTGTCCAATGATAAGTTTTTAGCTGATGTACTAATTTGAATATTTACTACACCATTTTTAGCTTTAAAATTATCAATGTTTCCGTTAAAAACAATCTGTTTAACATTTATCATTTTATTTTCCTCCTAGAATGGTAAGTCGTCATCGTTAATATCAACAGTATCGCCTGTTCCATTAAATGGATCTTTGGCATCGGCTACTTTCGGTTGTTCCTGTTTTTCAAATGTATAATTTCTAAACGGATATTGCGGATTTTTCTTATTAGGAGTAGTTTTGATAGTCACTTTTAAAACTTTGCCACATGCTGGCTGCAGTGCTTCGGCAATTGCATCATAAGCCTCGGTTTCATTTTCAAAAGCAAAACACTTGTCAGGCACTGGATTGTTAAGAGTTTCACCAATAATTTGAATTTCAGAAATGCTTCTAGCGATAACTGAATTCGGCATTGGATCACCGTTAGCTTTTGTTTGTGCCAATGATGGGAAAATAGACTCCTGTCTGCCTTCATATTTACCTTGAACCACACTAAAAGTAAGCATCAGAAAATCTCGGTCACCTTTTGCGTTGTGAGTCACATTGTCAAAACTCATTAAATAAGTATCATCTGGGATCGGCTCGTATGGGTTATATTCCTTACCCTCTTTTGGATTAAAACCTTTTTGTTTCAGTTCGTTCATTGCATCTAAAAGACTCATTATTTACTCTCCTTTTTAAAAATTCCATTGCATGTTTCCAATAGTTTTAAAATACGATGGTCTGTTATATTTTTCGGATTATATTGTGTTCTTAAGCTCTTGACTTCTCTAAAGTAGGAAGCATTAACACCATCACCAACTTTTTTAGTTCTGATTTCCACGTCACAATTCCCGTTCACAACATTAAAATATTTAGTCTTAAGTGAAGGATGGTAAGTTGTTGCCCCAGTGTTTTCATCAGTGATTGAAATCTCCCGACTTATGTAGATGATGTTCATCGGTAAAGCTTTTAAATCCATCACTAGCTGTTGCAATGCCGTGTTAAATAATGCGTAGCCTTTGCCATACGGAATATCACCTAGTGACTTAACATTGTTATCCCAGCAGATTGCTTGCTCGAGCATAACGATAATGTCGTCTATTACATCTACTACAATCGTTTTGAATTGTTCTTCTGGTTTACGTTGCTCGTTTTCCGTTTGTAAAGCTAAAATAATATCGTCAAGCTGTTGGGTAACTAGTTGCGTTGGCTTGCCATTTTTGTCTCTTAAATTCCTAATTTGAAACGCTGGTGCGGTTCCCTGATCACTGTTGCCGTCAGTGTTAAGTACAATTGGATTCGGGAAAAAGCTGGCAAAATAACTCTTGCCACTCATTGGGGCTCCCCAGATGAAAAAGTTGTGCGGCTGTGCCTTTGGTTCTAATTTTTTTGGTTTTGGTAAAACTATCATTTCTTAATCATTCCTCTCATTTTAAGTTGGTAATAAATCCATCCTGGCTTATACCCATGTAATTTTGCATAAGCATTAAATTCAGCTGGAGATTTTAATTCACTAACTTTCTTACTAGCGACTTTTTTAAGTAAGTCACTTTTTACTATTTCCGCTATTAATTTTTTACGATTTTTCGCCTCAACTAAATCAACATCTTTAACTTGCTTTGCCTCGTGAATTTTGATCGGCTTTCCGCAGAGTGGACACTTGCCATTTTTAACTTCACTTGTTTTTACAACCGCAAAGCAGTAATCACATGTAATTATTGCCATTCCTGGATCAATATTTATTCTTGAAACTGATTTTGTACCACTGACCACAGCCTGTTTCCAATCTCGGTCATCGTCTGGATAACCAAATTTCTGTACATTATTAGCATGATCAATAATTATTGCTGTTTTACCAGGCCTTGGATTTAGGCAGCGCATTGAAAACTGCAAGTACAATGCTAGTGATGTGGTAGGTCGAGCCATTATTACGCAATCAACATTGGGTAAATCAACGCCTTCAGTGAAAAGATTGACGTTAACCAATATCTTTAGTTTCTGATTTTTAAAATCAGTAACAATTGCATCCCTTTCGACTACTGGTGTTTTACCATCAACTTCTTTTGCTAAAATTCCTGCTTCATTGAATTCCTCAGCCACCTTTTTAGCTGATTCAATGGAATAGGTGTAAACCACTGCTTGCATTCCCTTTGCAATCCGCTGATATTGCTTAACTACATGACCAAAGATTTTAGTGTTCATTGCTTCAGCCATTGATTTGTTAGTATAATCACCAGTCGAACTGCGTTTCAGTAATTTACTATTAAAATCGTTTGGCGGTTGGAAATACCTAAACGGTGCTAAAAAGCCTTCATCGGTTAACTCTTTAATTGATTTACCAACAATAATGTCGTCTGCTATTTGGTCTAATTGTTTCTGACCAGTTCGTCTAGGAGTAGCTGTGAAGAACAATACATAAGCATTTTTGAATTTGTTTAGTATTTTCTGGTAGCTTTTTGCTAAAGCATGATGTCCTTCATCAATCAGAATTAATTGTGGTTCAGGTAACTTATTTACCCGTCTGCATAGTGTCTGTACTAAGCCCATTATTGCCAAGTTAGGATTAACGCCTTGTGCTTTAAAAGTGGCTTTAGCTTGATCCAATACTTCTTTACGATGAATGATAAACATCACGCGATTGTTTTTAGCAGTTGTTTTTCTAGCAATTTCTGCCATTACTACTGTCTTCCCCGTTCTCGGTGGTGACTGCACAATAATGCGATGGTGACCATGTTGCATTGATTTAGTAATCCGCTGAATTAAATCGTTTTGATATGGTCTTAATTTGTACATGTTTATAATTTTTCAAACACGTTTAATTTGCTCATTAATTTTATCTGTTAGCCTTTCAACAGTTTCAGTTAAAGTCACCAAGTTTGCTGCAATGCAAAGCTGTGCCATTGCAGATAATGAATCAGCGTACCAATCTGCAAAGTTATTACTAGGTACATAATCGCGTCCAGCCATGTCAATTCCAGATTGGGCTATCTGCTTTAGTTTCTTACGATATTCAATTTCTTCTTTGCTCAGTTCTTTAATTCGATTTTCCATGTTTAATCTCCTGCAACTGTGCTTCCTCATAAACCATCTTTTTCGCTTCTTCAAACATTGATCTAATGACTGATTGAAATTGCTCACTAGGCGATCCATCATGTGCACATAGTGGACTAGGATAATTTATATCAAGATAATTAATTGCACCTATATAAGTGTATTGCTTTAAAGCCTCGTTCTTTAAACGGATAGTCCATAATTCAATTGCTTTAAAAGTTTCTTCCTGCCAGTCTAAAAATTCTTTATTTAACATAAAAGCCTCCTAGCTAATTGTTGTTTTTCTATTGGGTTCTAAATGAGCACCCGGTACTTCTTGACCATCTTTCATATCTTGATAAAGTTTTCTCTTATCTATTGATGAAACTTCTTTGGTTACGATATAAATTTTAGGTAATTTACGCTCATCAGAAATGATGGTCTTTTGCTTATAATTACGTGGCTTGAGGATGTAATGTTCAGTATGTAGTTCTTTAATACCCGCATCATCTATTACTTCAGTCATATAATTTAGAAGGTTGTTTTTTTGATTCTCGTAATGATGTTTCTGCTCTGTAAGCTGCTTAATTTTGTTCGTCAAAAAATCGATGTTTGCGGTGTCTCGTTCAATTAAGCCAGCTAATCCATCCAGCTTGTCATCTCTAGTTAGTTTTAGAGCGTCAAGTGTATCTTTTAATGTTTCTGGATCAATGTCATCTTTATCAGCAACTTCTTTAATTGCATTGTTTATTTCGAAAAGTTTCATTTTAAAACATCGCCTATCCTTTCACTTCCGTATGCCCACTCAATTATTGATGAAAAACTGTCTCCATCATCAATATCACAAGAATCTGCTAAAAAATCGTACGGATCATAATCTAATTCTTCACATAATTTATCTAGGGAGCCATGGTTAATTTCTAAACGATGCTTTAGAAATTCCATATTGTTTTTATAAACATTACTTCCCTTAATTAAACTTGAAATCACTGAATTTTCGTGATCACCAATTAATGTTGCATCTGGATCTTCTTTAGCAATCTCTGCTAATTCTTCTTGAACATTAATGTCATGGATAGCTTGCTTTAGTTCATTACCATCTTTTACTTCCATATGTTATAATCTCCTTGTATTCTTTATACGTTTTCATTGAATACATGCCCGATTACGGTCGGGCTTTTTTTATGTTCCTGGGATGTATTCTCGTAAGCTGAGAACGTAAATCGTTGACACCAGCCCAACAATAGCTACTATTAATGAGATTAATAATGAGCTTTTGCTTTTCAGTTCTATGTCGGTGTATGTGTTTAAAAAGTGTTGCCATTTTTCTAATATCCTTCCTACTATTGCGGTAATTTTGCGTTCCAATCTATTTCGCCTCGATGCTTCTCCATCCATTCCGCAGCTGGTTTTTCAAAAATAATTGTTTTACTACCTTCTTCAGTTCTGCGCGGATTAACAACCCAGCCGCCGTTTTTTACATTTATCTCTGGATATTCGTCAAAAATAAATAACCTTATCCAGTTTGGAGCTTTCTTACCACAATATTTCTCGGAAAACTCTTTCATCTTGATTGTTTTCCCTACTAAGGACTCTGCGGGGACATATCCTCGCTTTTCCATTATTTGATCAACTACGCCAGCCAAAGTTTCAACTGGTATCGGCAAGTCTATTACATTCGCCAATATTTATTCACCTCATTCCTAACTAACTATTCATCCCCAACACTTTATATACTTTTTTCCTAACTGATATATCACGTGGTGTGGTACCACCATGAATTGCATAGCTAAGTGTCGGTCTATTCACATTTAATAGATCTGCCAAACTTGAAACTGTGTACCCTTGTCTTATCATTTCAATTTTGATAGCACTAAAAATCTTTGACTTAGCCTCTGCTAAAGCTTGTTCTGCTGGCAACATAGCTCACTCCCTTCTTCCTAAAACAAAAGTGTAAATAATTTTGTCAATAAATTACGAATTTATATTGACTTTGATTCGCATAAGTGCGAATATAAAGGTATAATAAATAAGCGTTTGAAAGGTATCCCCATACTGTTCAATACTTTTTTATTTATTTAAGTTTATAAGTAATTTAATTGACAAATATATTATTACGCATAATTGCGAATTTTTCAAGATAAATTTACGAATTTTGCGAAATATTTTTGCTGTTTTTCCTTGGAGCCTTATATGACAACATTTGAACGTATAAAAGAATTAGCTAAAAAACGTGGTTTATCATTAATTGAGGTAAATGACAAAGCTGGTTTAGGAACTAGAACTATATATCATTGGAAAAAAAAAGCACCAACTGCTGAAAAGCTAAGAACAGTGGCTCAAGTTTTACATACATCAACCGACTACCTTTTAGGTAATACCGATGATCCTTCACCTACTGTAAATAAACAAAGCCATCCTTATGTTGACATCACGGATGACGAAACTATTTATTCATATCGTGGCAAACCGGTGCCTAAGGAGTATCTTGATGTCATACGCAACTTAATGGACAGTGATATTAGAAAGGGTAAAGGTGAGTGATGGAAGACTTAGTAAAATACCTTTTAAAATACGCTTTTGACCATGGTATTAGCTGCGCTTTAATTCGAAGAGAGCAAAGTTATCAATCAGTAGCTTTACCTGATAAGAAATTGATAGTTATAAATCAAAACAGTAAAAATAAATTTGAATTGCCTTTTATTATAGGACATGAAATTGGTCATATTATGAATGGTAATGTTAACGGAGCTTTTTATTGTGGTAAGCCTGTTAATTCTGAGGAACGTAAGGCTGATCTATATTCGCTTAATCTAATATACAAGTATGCATCCAGTCAGTTTGAAACATTTGATGAGCCTGGCATTTTTATGGAACAGTTTGGTATCCCTTATCGTATGAAAGGCGATGTGTACAGACTGTTTAAAGAAAATGATGATCTAGTATTCTGATCTCAATGAAAACGTTATAATATATAAAACTTAATTTAGGAGGAATATTATGAGCAAGACATGTGCAATATGTGGTCAAAAACTATCTTTTAATAATCAAGGATATTCCGTTGGTAAAGAAAAAATATGTTCTGATGACAATAACTATTTAATCAAAGCACTAGGCTATAAATTACCTTTGGGCATAAAAGATACTGTAAAGGTTGAACTTGATAAAGGGAGATTACCTTTCAAAGAAGCCAAAAATTTAATTGAACAACAAAAGCTAAAAGATTCCATTGAACACCAGAAAACTTTAAATCAATTAAGACAGCAGTCCGAGATAGTTAAAAAAGAAGCTGTTGTTACCTCTGCTCCTAAAAATGTAGGACCTATTTCTGAGCCTGAAGTCGTGGATAATGCTAACCAAGAGCTCAAATCAGAAAACAATACTTATAGCAGTCAGACTGAAGAAACAGCTAACGTTACCGAACATTCAGTACAAGAAGAAAAAACAAGCAAGTTAGAAAAGGCTGTAAAAGTTACAAGCATGATAGGATCTGTTATAAACTCCATGCGACAACCACATTGTCCAAAATGCAGATCAACAAATGTTCAAGCCGTAGGTCAACATCGTAAAGGCTTTTCTGTTGGTAAAGCTGTTGCTGGTACAGCATTATCTGGAGGACTTGGTGCTATAGCAGGATTTGCAGGTAAAAATACCAAAAAGGTAGATATGATTTGTATGAACTGTGGTAAAAAATTTAGATTCTAAAGAAAACACATTGTCCATTAAGTAATCGACAAATCTAATGTGATTTGCAAAGAAGACAAAAATAATAGTTACAAACGAATACAAAACAAAAAAAGCTACTAAGAATACGCTTGGAAAACTAGTTCTTAATAGCTTAAAAACAACAGGGAGTATGCCCTTTTGCATACCCTATTATAGCATAGGAGATAAAATTTAAAATGGCTTATATAAAAAAGCGTGGTAAATCTTGGCAAGCTCAGGTATCTTGGTATGATGAGCAAAATAATCGTAAATATAAGACTAAAAGCGGCTTTGCTACCAAAATGCAGGCTAAAAAATGGGCTAATGAATTTGAAGTCGCTAAAGATAAAAACTTAATATCAGATCAAGATCCAATTTTTGCAGATTATTTTGAGGAATGGTATAAACGTTACAAAGCACCTGGAAAATCGAATAACACCAAAAATAGATATGCCCATATTTACCAACTTTTAAAAGAAACCTTTGGCAAAACTAAGTTATCAAAAATGTCCCGTAATAAATATCAGGACTTTTTTAATGATTATGGTAAAAATCATGCAAAAGATACAGTTCAGAAAACTAACGGTACAATTAGAAGCTGCGTAAAGGATGCTGTTAGTGATGGCTTAGTTAGAATTAATTTCACTGATAGAATTAATTTAACTTGGAACGAAGACAAAACAAGAAAAATAGAATATCTCAGTTTTAAGCAAGTTCAGCAATTAAAGACTCTGTTACTTAAAGATATTAAGCCATCATATGTCAGTCGATATATGCTATTAACAATTATCTATACTGGAATGAGGCCGGGAGAAATAAGAGTTTTAACTTGGGACGATATAGATTTTAATCATCTTGAAATACATATAACCAAGTCCTGGGATTATGATAATAATAAAATTATTAATTATGATTCTAATGAGATTAATAAAGAAACCAAAAATAAAACTTCAACTAGAGTAATCAAAGTTGATCAGAAACTATTAGACATATTAAAACAATTAAAAGTGAATAATCATCAAAGATTGTTTATTGATGGTGCAGGTACCATTCCTACTTCAAATGCAGTTAATAAAGTTTTGCGAAAACAATTAGGTAAATTAGGAATTAAGAAGAAAGGTTTCCATTTCCACAGCCTAAGACATACCCATGTAGCATTGCTTTTATTTAAGGGAGTAGATCTATACTCTATTTCAAAGAGATTAGGTCATTCAAATATGAGTATTACAGCTAATACATATGCTTACATGTTGGATGAACTTAAACAGAAATCTGATAGTCAAATTGTCAAAGTGCTGGATGAAATATAGCACTTCAGCGAACATTTGGCGAACATTAATAATCAAAAAACCTATAATCACAACGATTATAGGCTTTTATTT